CACCTGTTGTATCTAATGTTCCTCCAACATGACAGTTTTCTGCAATACCTACACCACCATCTACTATAAGAGCTCCAGATGTTGAAGTTGTAGAAGTGGTCGTGTTATTAACATTTACTATACCAACTACATCTAATGTGGCACCAACATCTAATGTACCTGCAACAGCGGTATTACCATTTGCAGCATTAACAGTTAATTGACTTACACCAACCGCAAATGTACCAGCCCCACCGCCAATTGCTGTAACATTAACAAACGCTGTTGCAGGTGTCGCTCCACCCCCTTCGATTTTTACACCAGTAGTAGATGTACCAGCGGCCGCTACATCAAATTCTATTTTACCATGTTCCGTTGCGTCATCAATATTTGCCGGTTTTGCAGTAATTTGAGAGAATAATGTTTCATTACCAAGAGAATCATCACCATAGAAACTAATAAGACCAAGTTGAGCGTTTTGTGAAGAACCATCTTTTAAAAACTTAATTTCACCAGAAAATTCGTCAGCGTTTGTATTTTTAATATCCAAGAGTGGAAAATTTGTTGTTGAGCTACCGCCCGCGTTTGAGAGAAGATTCAAGATTTTTGCCATTTTTATAATATTTACAAATATTTTTTTCTTAACACCTTTTTTTAAATGATTTTATATATTTAGTAGCATTTTAATACAATGTTTAAAGAGTTTTTATTAAAAGTAGAACATAATTATTAATTTAAAAATCGGGGGAATTAAATTAAATTGAATTAAATTGAATTAAATTGAATTAAATTAGAATTAAATTGAATTAAATTGGATATATTGTTCCAATTTATCGACTCTATTTGATAAATCCTGAATAGCCTTTGTTAAAATAGGAATAAGATTTCCATATTTAACTTCTAATCTTTCGGGATTTGATTCATAAATTAAATCTAATATATCATTATCTTTAGTTCCCATCGCATTCTGTAAATCTTGAGCTATAAATCCTAAACGTTTTTTCCCATTATTTATAAAATTGGAATCATTTTTCTCTAATACTCGTTTGGCCCATGTATATTGAACCGGTCTTAATGAATTTATAAACTTTAAGCCATATTCTGAATCAACAATATCTTTTTTATCGCGTCTATCTGAAAGAGTCACCAGAGATGCATCAGCGCATCGTAATGCTGTAATATTACTATCGCCTAAAGTTATTTCATTTGATGCTGTTGCTGAAGACGGATTCGTATTAGCACCGAGACATATTAAGTTAGTTCCTGTAGTTACTGTATCGCCACACGAAAACCCCACAAATGTATTATTCGAGGCAGCTGTATGGATTAATGATCCGGAAGCAGCGCCTAAACACGTATTTCCACTGCCAGTTAATGGATTACTACTATTTCCTTTCCCGGCATCTTTGCCAATCGCGGTATTATTTGAACCGGTCGTTAATTCAAATAAGGATTTAAATCCGATTGACGTATTATTATCTCCGGTCGTTAAATCATTCACCGCTTGATACCCTAATGATACACTATTTTGAGCATTATCCAAATTAGACGGAATGGTTCCCATAAATAATGAGAGTTCTGTAGTTGTATCATATTTAACATCCGTTAATTCATTTAATTTTGATGAACCTCCACCTCCACCGCCACCATCGACCCATGAAACAATGCCGGCTCCATTCGTTTGTAAAATTTGCGATGCTGAACCATCGGTCGTTGGAAATGTAAACGCCCCTGAAAACTGAACACTATTATCAGATTTTATTCTTAATCCTTCAGTAAGTGTTCCATCATTTATGGTTTTCAATACTAAATCTACATTTTCCGAACCATTACTAACATCGGTATATACAGCTTCGATTGAAACCCCAGTAGTATTAACATTATTATCATTTTCAATCATCATATTTATCCCCACTCCTAATCCATTTACTGCGTCTCCTGTAGTAGTTCCCATTAATGTTAATGTATTTATGACCGAATTAGTAGTATCGGAATTTTGACTAATTGTAACAACATCATTAACATTTAGGGTCCCATTGATAGTTGTATCATAACCCGAAGCACTTATATCTATATCACCGCCGCCAATAGTAACTTTACCAGTAGTTGTATTAAATATATTAACAGTATCACTAACATTAGAATTTTGGATGTTACCTCCATTCACTAAAATATCATTAATCATTAAATCACTTGGGGTTATAGTTAAATTGCCGGTTGAGGTTCTTGTAGCACCAGTAGTTCCGAATACAATTTTATCGTCACTTTCATCCCATCCGATAAATATATTAGAATTTACGCCAGGCCGTTTAATTAAAAACCCCGAATCATTTGAATTGTCTGTATTATTTGTATTAATTTCAAATAAATTATTAGCAACGGACAAATGAGTTGTGTCTGTAATTAATAGTGATAATGTATCTGTTACATTCAAATTTCCATTAACTGTAACTATCCCAGACCCATTAAGTTCTAATAAAGAACTTAAATTTATTCCATTATAAACCTTAAAATCCAATTTACTATTAGAACCTGAAATATTAGATAATATTTCAGATAATAATGAAATATTATTAGATTTAGCATTGTCGGTTCTAAAAACTAACTTTAGTTCGGTAGAACCATATTTTTCAGCATCATTAATTGTTAATATCCCATTATGAATTTTAGACATACAAATTTAATATATATAAATGTTTAAGTTAATAATTTATTAATTTAAACATTTGAAAATATATATATAATAATATGACTGGTGGATTATTAAATTTAGCCTCAACGCATGGAACCGGTGATGATATATTAAGCATAAATCCCCAAATAACCTTTTTTAAAAAAGTGTATAAAAGGCATACAAATTTTGGTCTTGAAACATTAGAAAATTCCGACTGTACAAATCCATTAATAAGCTTTGGTGAAAATTCTATTTATACAATAGATAAATCGGGGTCATTAATAAATGATATGCATATAGAATTTACATTACCGCCGACAATAAATCATTATGGTATGGACAATGATAATAAACGCATATATAAGAGTAATATAATACGAAGTAGCATTGTTTCTAGTTTTGATAGCACTACTGTTATTCAATTAGATGATAATGCCAGTAGTATTGATGATATATATGTTAATAATAAAATAGTTATTTATAATAAAAATAATATATCAATTGCAAACGATGAAGCTATTAAAACTATAACCGGATATAATGGTACTACAAAGAAAATCACGATTGATGCTATAAGCGATTTAACCGGCGAAACCGCCGGGGATTATAATTTTGATATATTTAAGGATTCGGAATCGATTGAAGGGGGGTTTGGTTCAAGTAATAGTGCTACATGGAATAATTATTGTTGTTGGGTAAATGCCGTCGGGTTTGCTATATTAAATGAAGTTAAATTAGAAATTGATGGAAATATAATCGATAAACATAATGGGTTATGGTATGATTTATGGAATGAATTAACGGATCCAAATAAAAAAGAATGGAGTTTAGTTGGGAAAAAAAATGACGATGAAAAAATTGTTCAAAATTTAAAATCAAAATATTACGTTCCCTTAAAATTTTATTTTAATAAAAATCCAGGACTAGCATTTCCAATATTTTTATTAGATAATAATACAGTTAAAGTTAGTATTGAATTAAATAATGTAGAAGAATTATTGAAATTTGATAAAACACCTACTGGTGATTTTAATGCAAATGCTAAGATAACTGACTTTAAATTATATACAACCTATATATTTTTAGATAAAGATGAAGAACAACGTATAATGAATAATTTACCAAATGAATATTTGATTGAAACTATTACGATTAAAGAAAATATAACAGAAAATAATTTATCTAAAATTGTGCTTAATAATCCGGTTAAAGAATTAATCTGGGTGTTTCGTCATATTAATAGATTAAAAGAATCGAGTGGTGGAATAACCGGAACACCTGCACTAATTAATTCTAAAAATGCATTAAATAATATAAACACAAATCCGAATGATATATTTAATTATTCATTACATGAAGAAAATACAAATTTAGGATATGGTTCATATGATACATTTAAAAATTTAAAAATAATAATTTCTAATAATGATAGAATTCGTAAAACCGATGCTACATTTTTTAGAACAATACAGCCTTATAAACACCATAGTAATATTCCCGGAGGGTCAAATAATAATGAAAAACATAAATATATTTATAGTTATTCATTTGCATTAAACCCCGAAGATTATCAACCAAGTGGGTCGTATAATTTCACAAAAACAAACGACACTTTAAAATTAGAATTTACTGGAATTGGTAACCCTAATTCTGATACAAATGATTTAATTAATTATAGAATCGATTTGTTCGCTATTAACTATAAATATCTGAGTGTTTTTAAGGGAGGTATAATTTATAAAGATGTGCCATTCAGTTCGAATTTAACCAATTTATCTAATACACCTGTTAAAAATTTAAAGTCTATAGATAATATTATATCTAATGAAATTGCTAAAAAGAAATGTAATCAAATTAAAGAAGAAACTATTATAGAAAATAATAAAAAAAATCTGGCCATTGACGAAGAGGTGCGGCGTAGATATACTAAAATAAAAACACCTACAAATGTATCTAAAAAGAAATGGGCTGGGTTAGAAGGGTTAATGAAGAATACAAATTAATTTAAGAAATAAAATAGTATATTATTAAAATATGGTTGAATCTTTCGTTAATGCATATTTAGATGATTCTATATATCAGCAAAATACGAATGATAATTTAATCCTAAATAAAGAAAATATAGAAATAATAGTTAAAGCTATTCCGTTCACATTTTATCAAGACCAAAATACTAAATTAGATTATCATAATAACGGAAATAAAGTAATATGTCCGAAATATATTTTGTATGAATTATCCAAATATGAGAATGTAGCATACCCGGTAACTTTTAAGTACAAAGACCATTATTTAGGAGTATTAGAATTTAAAGAATTTATTGATGAAATGTATATTCCCAATCATATTTTTTATCAGCTTGGTATCGACGAAAATGAATCCATTAACTTAGAAATCTTAAGTAAACCGCTTGAAAAAGCATCGTTCCTTAAGATTAAACCGCAATCGGATGATTTTTACAAAATTGCTGATCAAAAGAAATATTTAGAAGCACACATTAGAAATTTGTTTACAGTCTTAAAGGAAAAAGACACTATTAATTTAATATATCAAAATAAGCCCTTACCTATAAGTATATTAGAATGTAAGCCAAATAACATCGTATTAATGGATGAAATTGAAGAACTTGAAATTGATATCGAACCTATGCATGATCGTAAAGAGTCCAAAGTTAGGAAAGGTGTATTATTTAGCATAAATTCGTCCTTAAATAAAAAAGATAGTAAACCAGATAGTCAACCAGCGAATGAATTTGTGTCATTTAGTGGCGACAGTCATAAGTTAGGTGGTAACTAATTATTTAACGAATCATTTATTTAAAATCTAGAAAAGACATATACTGAAAAGCACCTAAAATACTGTTCCCAATCAGTTAATTCGGGATTGAATAGTTCATATTTATACTCTTGCAATTTCCAGCCATATTTATTAAATATTTCCATAAGCACTTCTTTATCATACAATGTTTCTATTTGTGGTGTGTTATGACACCAATCATAGTAAATTTTTATTTTATTTTTTGCTTCTCGTCTAACAAAACTAGAGCCATGTGTTACATATTTTTTTTTAATTAATAGTGATTTAGTTAAGAATCCATCCAAACATTTAACAATAAATAGACTATTATTATGCGAATGTCTATTTATATTATTAAATAGTATAGAGTGGTCACCTTCTAACAAATAATGAATACTATTTATACTTAAAATGGTATCGAATTTAGTTGAATGATATTTTGCTTTAAAGTCCATTATATTTGGAAAATGATAGAAACTATTTTTATATGTGTTTAGTTGTTCGTGCTCATCCCAATCTAATGTTAAATCGCACATATATTTATTAGATTGTTTAACGCTTACCTTTGGGTCAACATCAAGACCGACATAATTAGTTGATGGCGATGACGATGGTTTAAAGCCACACCCTAAATCTAATATAGTGTTTCCGTTGATAAAATTGGTGTATTTAATAATTGATTTCGATGATTGTGGTCTAAAAAACGTATTTTTTTGGTAGTATAAATTTATATTAGTTAAGTCATTCATAGTCCATTTATAGTGGTGTGATAATGATATATTTCTACAAATAGTAACATCATTCGGTCGATGTTTATCATTCCGTATTTCACGTGGGTCCCAACATTGATTGCTATCATCAAAATAACATCTGTAGATTTTACCATTTAACAAAGGCTTTTCATCTAAATTAAACTTAAACTTATACATATTGCCCTGATTATCTAACAACGTATTATTTGTACACACCAAATCAATCGTTAAATGATTATCTGGCTTAATTTTAATGAGATCATTATAATCATTATCTATTAAAATCCAACCATCAGTAGGAATACAATTTATTTCTAATTGTTTAATACCTTGTAGAAGCTCCATATAATCAGTGTGCGACATGGGTTCAAATTTGAAAATATATTTAGCCCACCATTTTTTCTTAAATTTATGGTGTGTTTTAAATTTAGTTAATGCTTCTAATTCGTGATGGTCATATTCTATCAGCACTTCTTTATAGTTAGATAAAGTAAGATATGGATAAATTTTAGTTGGTATAAATGGATGAATCTCTCGTAAAGATAATATAATATCATAAATATCGACGGATTTATCAAGGTAATTAAAGAAATAGCAAATATTTTCAGATTTTACAAATTCATATTCAATATAACTTAATTCTAATTGGGTTGGTTCTATCGGGTAAATGTTAAAACATCCGGTTTTACAAATTCCGTCGGCTTTTTGCGTTATTTGAATGTGGGTTTCATTTAATGGTTTTAAACAATCGATAGGCATTATATGATACGGTTTATTCGGAGTAAATGTATTCAATATATTAAATGTATTAACTAAGGATGGTTTAAATTTAAATTCGTGATTAACATCTTTTAATTTATAGGTAAAATCCTGTTTGATTTTTTTGAATCGTTTTCTAACAAATAATTTTAGCGTATATATAACAATGCACCAATTTGATATAAGTGGACACTTCATTTTCTTTTTAGTGTTAATGTGAAATAATAGTTGATAATTGTATAAATTATTAAGTTTATTCGACGTATTGCTTGGTAAATATATTAAGTTATATTTTTCTAAAAAATAGAATCCATTTTTAAAGAGGATATCTACTATATTATTAAAATTAGATATATTAGAATCGTATTTTATTATTTCATAAAAATTTAAGGTATCATTTATAATTATATGTTTCCTTAGATACCTAATATATGTTTCAAATAATTCGTTCGTATGATTATATGGATCATATACATTAAATATTAACGCTTCTAAATATGAATTTTCAATAGGTGTTTTCTTAATATTATAATATTTAAAAGCATAATCAAATAGTTCAATCATCACTTCAATACTATAAATACTAAATCTAGTAATGTATATTATAAAATTATTATATTTAAATTGTGTAGAAGAAAAGTCGGTGTTATCAATCACTAGTTTTAAATAATCTCTATTAGAATTAGCTGCATGTGTAATAACTAATCGGTTAAATGTTGGTTTATAGTTATAATTAGTAATCAAATGTTTAACCACATTTTTATTATATATAAAGGTATTAAATATATCATCTATAATTTGATGTCCTAATATATCAATAATAATATTAAGTTTAATTTTTAATTTATTAAAAATGGAATCATTGATATTTCTAAATGTTGTGATATAATCATTGATACTCTGTTGTCCAATTTTAAATGTATAATTTAAAATCGTATTTGTTTTTATTAGATGTCCTATATATTTTATAACACGGGGATCAGAGTTATACATAGCACACGTTAAAATATTATATTCGACTGTATTATAATACAAATCTACATCTAAATGTTCAATCATATATTTAACAGAATTGTAACTACTATACCGAATACAATCTAATAAAGGTATAAAATAACTCCGATCTTGCTTGTTCCAATCTATTATATAGGGTTGAATATCTTTAATTATAGTTAATGAGTGTCTAAATCCAACAATTGAATGTATGTCATTGTTACTAAAATACTCTTCTAAATTATTATTATATTTTTCAATATATGGAAATAATAAATTCCAATAATTTAGTATGTTCAATATATTATCTTTTTTAGAACCATATGAATATTTAATTTTGTAATCAAATAAATCTATTAAACTTATTAAAATATCATCATAATTTAATTGTGGTAATATTAGCGTTCTATTATAAATAAGTCTTCGTAACAACGTATATTTATGGTTATCTATACATGAACGTATATAACTGTCATATAGTTCTATTTTATTTAGCTTGAAAACCAAATTTTCAATAAAATTATAATAGTTGCTATTTATGAATTGATCAATAAGTATGATAATATCACAACTATTTTGACTATTAATATTAGACTCTTTTAATTTGTTTATAAATTTATTTTGTAGGAAAGAGTCAAAATTATTAAAATCAATATCTAAATGATTAATCAAACAACCGTATATATTAAAGTTATAATTATCTAAAATATAGTGTGTTATTTTTGAACTATTTTTAAATGCGTGATTAATTATATTGTATTCTAATTTATTATAATTATTATTGGATACTACGTTACATAATAATGAAATATCAAATTTACCCTCTATTATTTTAAACATTTCTAAATTATTAGAATCAATCACATTTAGACATATTAATTCTATATCTTTTTTTTTTAAGTTAATAGTATCTAAATAGTGTTTTAAATAATGAACATAATGTTCATCAATCGGACAATTTGCCAAACATAACGACCCAAACGTAATGGTTTCTTTATTTACTATTATATTAAATGTATCACAATAGTAAATCACACTATTTACTAAATGTTTTACTAATTGCTCTTCAATGTCATATATATTCACAAACGTATTGATTGTTAACGATTTATCAAATGTTGGACACTCTAATATTTTCCGTATTTTTGTAAAGTAATCCGGTGTCCATACCGATTCAACAATCGTCACCCCAATTTCTTCTATACCCCACGAATCGGTCGGTTCATGTTCAGTCCACGAATCGGTCGGTTCATGTTCGGTCGCTTCATGTTCGGTCGGTTCACTGTTAGTTAATGATATATTGTCTGAATGATATTCAGTCATTTAATTAAAATATTTATAAGTTTAAAATTTAAATCAATTTTAAACTTTTTGGAAAAAGGTTTTTTGAAAAAGGTTTTTTGAAAAAGGTTTTTCAAAGTTTAGTAAAAAATAAACCCCCTATTAATGACCCTAATATAGTCCCACACATAACTTGTATTAAATTATGGCATTTTTTGGTAATCCGAGCCCACCCCATCGCAATTAATAATATTATATTTCCAACAATGAGCCCCTTAGGATAATTATGTTTAATAATATACAATATGTTGTAAACAACAAAATACCCAGTTGTAGCCATATGACCCGATGGCATACCAGGCGAATTTTCTTTAACGATTCCACCACATGATAAGTAATCACAATCTCGGGCTCCTTCGGGTCTCATTGTAACATTGTAAGTCCATTTGGGATATGGAATTAAATATTTTAACACTTGGGCCGAGTAAGACGATACTATTAATCCAAAAAAGTATTTAATATTTATAGAAAAATCTAGTTTTTGTATTAATTTTCTAATTATTATAAATAATTCTGAAATATAAAAAAGTAATGGGAATACGGAAATTATATTTGAGAGTGTTAATTCCATATTATAATAATATATTATTTTACATTATTTTACATAGTACCACTATCTGTTATAGGTTCACCAGCTAATACATCAAATTTAAGTAATAATGCAAATGACAATAATCCGAGAACAATAAATAAATAACTCGAACTTTGTTTTTCATTAAATATTTTTTCAATTAGTTTGTCACCTTTATCCTGTGTGTCCATAATACCGATTGAATGTAAATTTTCAATTATTTTTTGCGTCTTTTCATTTTTATAATGATTTAGTAAATCGGTTTTTAATATAACTTTTTGGTCATCGTATAATTGTTGTATAAGTTTTTTTTGTGCTAATGGGTTACTATCAACGCTTTTTTTTATAAATAATTTTCGCAATTCGATACAATGATTCATAATTATACCATTACCAATCGAAATTTTGCTTGTATTTAGTCCAGTTGCTAATCCACTATCAATTTCTTGATTTGTATCTGTATTTTTAATAAATGTATCAAATTGTTTTTTAAATTCTAAATTAATTTCGGTTTTTTGTATTTGTTCATACATTAAAATAGATTCAAGAATTACCTCAACTATAAAATCAGCAACCAATTTTATAGAAATAGTACGGATTTCATCTTTAAATATTGTTGATTTTTGTTCATCGGTCGTATTAGGGTCTAAAAATTTGCTTTTTTTTTTGTTTTCATTTAAAGTAACAAATTTTTTAAAATTTTCAGAATCTGGGCTTGTATCATTTTTGTATATTTTATAAAAAATAACGTGCAATTTCCCGACACTTGGTAGACAATCTAGCATTATTAACACATCTTCTATTTTTTTTTGATCTTTACCTACAAATTTTAACGTAAATTTTTTTAAATAATTCTCTACAAAATTTTTATTTTCTTCTGCCTTAAAAAATTTATAATATTCCATTTTTTCTTTTAAATGATTAATATTACATTTACTTTTGAGTGCTCCGCACGTATTACCTCTAAAAATTAACGTTTCAAGAGAACATTTCTCTATGTTTCCACCTCTAATTCTTTTAGATCGTTTGTTCTGTCTCCTATTTATTTTTTTTTTACTATTCATATATTAATATGTATTAAATTAATCTATTAATTATTTTTAAATATAAAGAAAAATTCGTAATATATTTATATATATAATGAATTTCTATAATAAAGCACTAGAAGAGTTTTCAAATAAAAACTATAAAGATTCCATTCACTATTTTGAAAAATCTATAGTATATAAAATAGAAATAGAAACTAGTTATTACAATATAGGCGTGTGTTATATGGAATTAAAAGACTATCAATCTGCAATCATTATTTATAATTTATTAATAAAAGAAAATAATACAACAAATTTTTCTATATTTTATAATCAAGGTATATGTTACTTTAATATGGGTGATCATAAAAACGCATTACTAAATTATTTTAAATGTTTAAAAACAAATCCAAATTATTCAAGTGCAAATAATAATATAGCAATCATCTATATTGAAGATAAAAAATACGATAAAGCCATTGTTCATTTGAATAAATGTATAAGTTTAGATAAAGACCATATAAATTTTTATATTAATATTAGTGATTGTTATAATCAATTAAAGAAATATAATAAATCATTAGAATTATCAAATACTGGTTTAAAATTAAATAAGGAATCAAATAATTTAAAATTTTTGTATAATAATATTGGTTTAAGCCATAAAGGTTTAAATAATTATAAAGATGCTATTCAGTATTTTAATAAATGTATAGAATTAGATAAGTATTATCTATTAGCGTATAATAATAAATCAATATGTTACTATAATATTGGCGATTATAAGAAATCTATTAATATAAATGAGATTGCTTATAAAATAGATACAAATAACAAAACTATTATTGAAAACCTTATTATATATTATTTTGATTATGAATTATTTAATAATATAATAAATATAGATAAAAAACATTTTAATGCTAATAAAAATAATATATTCCTTACTTTAATTTACTACATTAGAGGAGATTATGAAAATTTTCAGAAATGTATATTAAGTAATGAAAATATAAAACAGGATATTTGTGATTTTAAATTTGTATTACCTTATAAAAATCTTTTAAATATATTATTTAAAGATTTTATTTTTGAAAAAGAAAAACATTCCAATCTAATATATCATATTGGAGATAGTCATAGTTTAAGTACAACAAATAGAAATATTAAAATAAAAAAAAATATTTACAAATTTGAAACAAAATTAATAATAGGTTGTAAAGCTTGGCATCTTAATAATAGTGGGAAATTTAATAAATTTAAGGCTAATTTTATTAATAAAATAAATAATATAAAAAAAAATAATATGGGTAAATATATTTTAATTTCTGTAGGAGAAATTGACTGTAGAAATAACGAGGGTATATTAGTTTATCATAATAAAAGTGGATTATCATTAAAAGATATAATAAATAATACAGTTGGAAATTATGTTAATTTTTTAAATGATGTTTTTAAAAATATTGGGAATTTAAAGATTTTTTTATGTAATATACCCTATCCAAATGAGATATACAAAGATTCTAAAATAATAAAAATAATAAATTTATATAATGAGACACTTAAAATTTATATTAAAGATACAAATTTTGAAATACTTGATTTATATTTGGTAACAAAAAATAATAATTCATTTTACATAGATAATAACCATTTATCATTTAATTTATATAGACAGATATTACAATCACGATTAGATAGGTGAATTATACGATTGTTATGTTGTTCTGAAAGAGCAATTAAAGGTTGACTTCGTGAAAACCATCGTTAACAGAAACAAAACCAATTTTCCCTTGCTTTCTAAAAGTTTTGACCCATCCAGATACAAGACAACGCTTACCCATCATATCCTGATGGTCAAAATATTTTTTATAGAAACTACAGTCAAATCTGTAGTTTCTACAAAATCTGTTTCTGCTTCAATTTCTACTTGTTCTGAAGTTAATGTATCAATTTCTTTTGACATTTTATTATTAACTATATGGCGAGGTATTAGTCGGTTTAATATTCAAATTTTTATAACATTTATCTTGATTTTAAAATTTGTAATATGTATTAAATTAATTTATTAAATTTTTTTAAATATAAATATTTTGCTTGTTATATTATTTAATTCTATATGTTTTATCCAATTATCTAATCCTTTAATAATGTCTTTATTTTCATCAGTTTCATCAACTACATCACGAATATTTTTATAATGAAGTAGCATACTTTCGTTATATTCAAATGAACTAACAAATTCTAAGTTATTTTCGGTTGCTTTTTCAATATAACTAGCATGTGTTTCTAAACACGTAATATTAACTCTATCGTATACTTCTTGTATTTCGGTTTTATTATAGGTGTCTGTTAATATTATGTCTGAAAAAATTAAAATACCACCGTGTAACAATTTTTTATTAATTTCACTGAAAAGTTTAGTTCGTTCATTAATATGAATAAATGCATCCTCGGAATAAATTATATTATAGTGTTTAGTAAAAGGTATTTCTAAAAATGAAATATTATATACGGGAATATCATACTTATTCATTGTATTTTTGTAGGTATTTATAACACAGTTTTCGTGTGAAATATCAAAACAATCTATATAAAATTCTTTTTTAGTTCTAGTTAATTTATCATACAAAAATCGCGATGTTCCGCCATAGCCTGATCCAAAATCAGCTATTTGATAATTACCACATAATTCTTTATAATATAAATTAATAAAGTTATACATGTATTCCTTCTTATTATCTATTGCCGTTTTAATTTCATTTAATTTAGCATCTGTTAATGTATCTTTATTATATTTATAATTATCAGGATAAACTCCTATATGAATAGAGTCGCCACCCCATAAATTCAAATAAAAATTAGTTGTATTTTTATTTGAATAATACGATTTTGTTATTTCATCTTCGTTCATATATTAATTATATTTAATTAAAGCTTTAATATTTATTTATTTATTTTATAATTATATGTCTCAACTCACATTCCAAGACATAGGTTTAAGTAGTGACGGATTTACAAAAAACGAATTAATAAAACTATTAAAAAAATATGAAAATGTTGTTAATGACGACTCTTTTAAACTTCCAAATTTTATTAACAATAAAGACATAAAAATACAAGGACGCTCAATAGGGTCAGGAGATTTTGGTGTTGTATATAACGCAACATGTAACAATAACAAATGTGACAATAATGTGGTAATTAAATCACCATTGTTTGGTAAAAAAAAAGCCAAAGACATAATTACAGAGTTTATTTGTGAGGGTGCTATTATGTCTCAATTAAAACACTCAAATATAGTAAAAATGATGGGTATTGTAACTGATGATTTTTTAACTGATAATAGTTCATTAAAAATTGTATTGGAAAAATGTTCTCATGGAGATTTATTATCTAATTTAAAGTTACGAAAAAAAAGTAATAGTTCATCTGCATTTCTAATTATTCAACGTAATACTCGTAACATAAAAACAAATTTAGAAATAGGGTTTGATATTTTAACTGGGATGGAGCATTTATCAACTAACAAAATACTACACAATGATTTAGCAGCAAGAAATATTTTAATAAATATAGAAAATGGTAATGTAGTTTGTAAAATAGGAGACTTTGGATTATCTTTAATGTATAATCAACACACAACCAAAAAAATACTGAAACCTGTAAGTTGGGCTGCTCCTGAAAGATTTATAAACCCCCCAAATTTAACCGAAAAATCTGATGTGTGGTCATTTGGCGCTGTTCTGATTGAAATAATAACTAATGGTGAGCCTCCATTTACTGTATGTCATTGTTTACGCACTCGTGATAATTATAATATTATAAACGATTGTAGTAAACATAGTAAACCATGTAAAACTAAAAGATTATGGAGTTTGGACCAGAAAAAAGCCAATACTAATAAAAACCCGCAATCACAATACAGCAGACTTGGAAATAGCAAAAGTAATCACAAAGCCACAAAAGGGAAAACAAGATTTGTATCAGGTTACCTTGATCATTTAGACTATTTTATAAAAAACCAAAACCCTAAACACAAGATTAAGGAAAATAATAAGTTTATTCAAACAATAATACAAATGTGTTGGAATAATAAAATTGCAAGCCGTCCGTCTGTTAAAAACTTATATCAACTGTTTAAAAGTGAGCAAACTAAAAAACCAATTATATCAAATAAACAAAATCTCGCTTTTAAACAAAATCTCGTTTTATTCCGCGGTGTTAGTGATAAATATTATAGTGAAGAATTAAAAAAATTATTTAATCCATTAATATCAAACGATAGTGTAATAAACTGTAATAAATTATTCAAATTAATTTATGATATAGTTAAAAAACGTCCTATAAATTATTTACACCCCACTCCAAATTCTATATACTCAGATATATTTGGAAAAGAAACAGTAAGTGACACATATTATTTAGAAATAACTAATGATTTTTTTATTTTAGAACAAGTTTTTAAAGCAATTAAATTAGATTATTCTAACGTATGTAATTGTAACAACAAAATTTTACAAGGTGGTATGTATGACAATAATGACAATAATGACAATAATAATAGTCAAAATGAATATAATAATAATAGTCAAAATGTAAATGAATATAATAATGCTAAACCACAAAGTAAAAAATCAAATGAATATAATAATAATAGTCAAAATGTAAATGAATATAATAATAATAGTCAAAATGTAAATGAATATAATAATAATAGTCAAAATGTAAATGAATATAATAATAATAGTCAAAATGTAAATAGTAAATCGCCTAGTAAATCGCCTAGTAAATTATATGCTAATGATAATCAACATAATTTTACCCCAATTAATAGTAATAATAATGATACTGAAAAATGTGAACAAATACGTATTAAATCAAAGGGTGAGGTTGATATAATACCCAATATAGACACAGCAATGTTAACAACATTATTAGAAAATAAACAATGCAATATTATATATGGATTTATTAATATATATAAAAAAAGTTTAGGAATTAATCATAAAAATGCTATAATTATTGATAAAATAAATAAAAAATAATAAGATTTGAACCCAAAAAAAATACAAGATTAAGTATATTGGCAAATAAACTTAGACATAAAATGAGTGACGATATTATAAGGACCCAACTTGAAAATAGTGATATTCTTGATGATTATAATTTTATATTAATAAGAGGAAATCAACCAACCGGTATAAAAAAAACTAGTATGTATTGTGTAGTATACAGTATGTATTCTATACTTTTATTTGTATTAAATTATACGGTATTAAATAAACAAATAGATGAAAATAAACAAGAATCTTTAAAACTGTTTAATAACGTGTTATCTTCAAAAAAATTCCAGGCTAAGCGTAAATCTACACGTAAATCTAATCATAAATAAATTTAATCTACTTCTTCAACAGTTTCAGGCATCCCACCACCCGGCATCCCACCACCCGGCATTCCACCCGGCATTCCACCCTCTGGATTATTACTTTGAGATAATTTAGTAATAATAGGTGAAATGATACCTTCATATTCTTTCATTTTATGTTCATATGTGTCACAATCTTCGTTTTGATGAGACTCGATCCATTCCTTACCATTTTCTACTGTAGTATTAACTTTTTCTAAATCATCACTTTCCATTTTAGATTTTAATTCATCTGTAAGTGAACTAGAAACACCGTATAAATAACCTTCTAATTTATTTTTAGCTTCAACACGTTTAAAATTCTGTTCATCTTCTTCTTTAAATTTATCGGCATCAGAAACCATTTTTTCAATATCTTCGGCTGACAAACGTCCTTTATCATTCGTAATAGTAATCTTTTCAGATTTACCCGAAGTCTTATCAAGCGCATTTACATTTAGAATACCATCAGCATTAATATCAAATGTAACTTCTACTTGCGGAACGCCTCTCGGTGCCGGAGGAATACCCGACAACTCAAATTTACCGAGCAAGTTATTATCTTTTGTCATACGACGTTCGCCTTCAAACACCTGAATTAAAACACCTGGTTGATTATCGGCGTAAGTCGAAAAAACCTGCGATTGTTTCGTTGGAACCGTTGTATTTCTAGTAATTAGATTTGTCATCACACCACCCGCAGTTTCAATACCGAGAGACAGTGGTGCTACATCAAGCAATAACAACGAATCGGTTTTTTCATTTGAAACACCGGTTAAAATGGCCGCTTGAACTGCGGCACCATATGCGACAGCTTCATCCGGATTAATCGATTTACATAATTCTTTACCATTAAAGAATTCACTAATTAAACTTTGAACTTTTGGAATACGTGTAGAACCACCAACTAAGACAATTTCATCAATTAAACCTTTATCAATTTTAGAATCAATGATTACCTTTTCAACCGGTCTCAAACATCCTCTAAATAAATCATCACACAACGATTCAAATTTAGCTCGTGTTAAATTTGTGTAAAAATCGATTCCCTCAAATAATGAATCAATTTCAATATTAGCGGTTGTCGTTGATGAAAGAGTGCGTTTTGCTTTCTCGCATGCCGTTCTAAGACGTCTTAAAGCCCTATTATTTCCACTAATATCTTTCTTATGTTTCCGCTTAAACTCGTCGATAAAGTATTTTACTAACCTACTATCAAAATCTTCACCCCCTAAATGTGTGTCACCTGCTGTTGCTTTCACTTCAAAAATACCGTCATCAATACTAAGAAGTGATACATCAAATGTCCCACCACCTAAATCAAAGATTAAAACATTTTTTTCTGTATTACATTTATTATCTAATCCATAAGCAATTGCGGCAGCAGTCGGTTCATTAATAATCCTTAAAACATTAAGACCAGCAATAGCACCCGCATCCTTTGTCGCTTGACGCTGCGAATCATTGAAATATGCCGGAACAGTTATAACAGCATCCACAACCGGTTCTCCTAAGTATTCTTCGGCGGTTTCTTTCATTTTAGATAAAATCATCGATGAAATTTCTTCTGGTTGAAATGTTTTCTTTTCATTTTTATAGGTTGCCTCAATTAAACATTTATTTCCTTCACCCGCTTTAATCGTAAATGGCCATAATTTCATATCTCCCTGTATTTGTGAATCACCGAATTTTTTACCAATAAGTCTTTTGGCATCAAAAATAGTATTTTCAGAATTAACGGCGGCTTGATTTTTTGCTGATTCTCCAATTAATCTTTCGGTATCTGTAAATGCCACATATGAAGGCATTGTTCGATTACCTTGATCATTGGCAATAATTTCGACATTATTATTCCGCATTACTGCGACAGCACTGTAAGTAGTTCCTAAATCAATTCCAATTCCAACCATTTTGTTTGTGTATATTTTTTATATTTACAGTTTAAGTCATTTTTTTAAAATCAATTTTAAGTAAAATTAATAAAATATTTCAATGTTATTTTATATAGTATAAAAATGTTATAATTATAATTAAGTATATTACAGTCATCGAATCATCAAAATATTTGGTGTATTTTTTTAAAGCTAATAGTTTTTTTTCATTTAATATAGTCTTGATACATTTGTCCCATAATTCGATACATTTATTTTTTTCATTATAGTTTCCCAGCATATAATTTAAGTTGCATAATATTAGTAATACGATGACTAATATTATTACATGTGGGCTTATTTTATATTTATATAACCCGGTAAATGTCATATATAATGAAATAATTATAATCCAACTCGCCACGTTTCTATAATATTTTGTTAATTTAGTATTATAATCAAATTCTTCTGCGTATACTTTATCGCAAATATTCAAAAAATAACTGATTAGAAATAATAGCACAAATAAAGGATAATGATTATTCATTAAATTCATTAAGGCAGAGGCATTAAATACTAAACTTGCAGTAGTGAAATGATAGGGTCTCACAAAATCCATTTTCTGATTAACAAACGTTGATAAATGGGTTGCTTTAGAATTTAAAAATGTTGTTAAAAAACTATTCATTAAATATAAAATATAAAAACTTTTTAATAAAAAAACAAATTGATATAAAAGTATTTAAATTTATAATTACAAATGATTTTATATTTTATAGGTGTCTGTGTGTTATTAGAACCAAGTAAAAATGAATTAAATTGTCTTAAAACTCAATTTACATGTGATAATAAACAATGTATTGATATTATAGAATATTGTAATAATAAACGAGATTGTAAAGACGGTAGTGACGAATATAATTGTTCCAATAACTGTATGGATAAATTAAATAAAAATGATTGTTATCAATTGAGCTATAATGGTTATTGTAAAAGTTCATATGATTATATGTTACAGCATTGTAAAAAATCTTGTGGGTTTTGCTCTACAACCTCATTAACAACATCATTAACAACAACCTCATTAACACCAACCTTATTAACAACCTCATTAATAACAACCTCATTAACAACAACCTCATTAATAACAACCTTATTAATAACAACCTCATTAACACCAACATCATTAACACCAACATCATTAACAACAACATCATTAACACCAACCTCATTAACAACAACATCATTAACAACATCATTAACACCAAACTTATTAACAACAACATCATTAACACCAAACTTATTAACAACAACAACATCATTAACAACAACAACCAATATAAAAAAAATGGATACAGTTGCAAGTAAAAAGAAGTCAATATCAACAAGTATAATAGTAATATTAATAATATGTATTATGATTATAGTGCAAGTAATATTTATTATAAAAAAAACACAGAATGATAATGTAACTGATAATGTAAATGATAATGTAACTGATAATGTAAATGATAATGTAACTGATAACAAATCAATAGTTTTTGATAGTGTGTATAATTCTAAATATTGTGAAGAAAATAACGGTTATTTAGTTCCAGTTAATAGAAATAATATTTTAATTGTTGAAGCTATATACGAGGATATAATTTAACAGATTATCAAAAATTATTTTCTGTGTATATATTATAAAATGTCAAGAAGAAGTAGTAAACGTTTAAAAGGAGGTAATGCTAATACATTTCCAATGGAATATTTTGGTGGGGTTAGTGGAAACTATCACAGTGATGCTGATGCTGGTGGCGCTGGTGGTTCAGGTGCGTATGGAGATTTTGTAGCTCAAAGTTTCGGGGAACCATTTAATGATACCGGAACCGGTCCTAATATGTTCGTACACCCTAACGGTTCAGGATCACAAACGGGTGGTTCTAGACGGAGACGAACCAGCCGAAACAGCCGAAACAAACGAACCAGCCGAACCAGCCGAACCAGCCGAACAAGACGAACAAGACGAACAAGACGAACCAGACGAACCAGCCGAACCAAACGAACAAGCCGAACCAGCCGAACCTGAAATTCATTATAAGAAAAACAAAAATATGTAAACGATAATAATTAAGTAAGAAACGACGACAACAGATTTTTTCTATTATAAAATTTGTGTCAGACTGTGTGGTGGGACTGAAATATGATATTTGTGCATCATTCGAGAATTAAATCCCGAACGAATAAATGAATACAATGTGGCATCATTAATAATTTTATTTTTTTTCAACTGTGCTAATTCATTGGCACATAACGTAATTAATTCATCATTTGTTACCTTTTTATATAGTTTTTCATTGCGAAATTTATTTGACCCAAATTCTAAAGGGTGACACAACATAATTGTTTGATTCGATTTGAGAGCTCTAATAGCTACTTTATTTTTAATTCCATGTTTTTTAAGCATATTTAATGTAACGTGATTATCTAATCCGTTAATGTATTCATGTGCTTTTTGGTATTCATTAAGTTCGGTTATTTCTAATTCAATTGGCATCTTTAATAATTATTTTATTATTGTAAATTTTAAATCAATTTTGTAAAATAATATAAAATTGATTTAAACTTTATTATATTATATTTATTTAATATGAGTGAATTTATTTGTAGTAGTGATCCATTATGGGATCAGGTAACCGTTCTTAAAAAAAAATATACGACTAAGGAACAAAAAAAGACCGCTTTAAGAACTGGTCAAACCGAAATTAAACAAAAGGTCGGTAATACAGAACAGGCTGATAAAACTAAAAAATTGGATAATACAACCGACGCGGATAAACATAAAAAAATTTCATTAGACCAATCTAAGATGATAAGTAAGGCCAGATGTGACCTTAAATTATCGCAGGCCGATTTAGCTAAGAGATTGAATATTAAAAGGGATATAATTAATGAGTATGAATGTGGAAAGGCAATTATAGATAATAATATATTAAGCAAAATCGAACGGTTTTTAAAAATTAATGTTAGAAAAAAAATATGATTAATAATTATGGATTCTATAAAAATTAAACTACCACACATTGGTAAAAATCTTAAGCCTTTTATAAAAAAGGTTAATCGTTTATATAAAAGTCTCGATTATGGCGAATTACAAATAACTAAAAAAACAATCCAATTAAATAAACAACATAAAATGTGTATTTTTTCTATTTTTAGGTATTTACATGAAAATAATATGTTAGAATCAAGTTTAAATACATATTCTAATGAAAATCGGACTATTTTTAAAGAAATTATAGATACACAAGATAAATCAAGATTAACCGAATGGATTAATGGTTATGGGCGTCCTATTATGGAACATCTTAATTATTTGGTAACAAATAATAGAATACCTAGTCATTTATATAATATGGGAATAGATACTGATATAATGAATTGTTTTGTTGAATTAGAATTGATGGAATACATTCACAATGAATTAAATTATAGACACACATCCACTATAAGTTATAAAAATTTAAATATTAACATTAATATTTTTAGTAAAACTAAAACTATACCTAAAAAAATGATAGATGATAGTGTTGAACGCATTATAATATGTGGATTATTCAAATCAACAACTCAACCTATAACGATTAATGCTGATATATATCTAACACCCTTTAAAAAAAAATGCGATTACTATCAAGGTCAAGATATTATAGGTCCTCGTGAAATAAATAGTGGCTCATCAATTGTTGGTGAAAAACTATTTGTTTTTAGAAAAGAAGAATTAAATAAGGTATTAGTACATGAGTTGGTACATTATTTAGGATTAGATTTAAATGATGTTCCGTTCGCAAATTTTTCAGACTATTTCAACGTGTCCACTAATAATATTGTTCTATTAAATGAAGCTTATACCGAAATAATGGCCATTCTAATAAACACTATTATTTATAGTGATAACTATGATAGTGTAAAAGATATATTAAATAAAGAACTAAAATATAGTATGTTTCAATCCGCTAAAATTTTAACATTATTTAAGTTTGTTTCAGCAAAGCAATTTTTTAAACAGTGTGATTGTGATAATTTTAGACAAAATACCGATGTATTTTCGTATTTTATAGTTAAAACCGCAATATTAATGGATTTAGATGGTTTTTTAGAATTATATTATTCTAATAAACTAACACCAACCACCTTTAAGGATTATGTGTTATCGGTATCATTATCTACTAAATATATAGAATATATTGACAAATTTATAATAGATATAAAAAATAATAAATTCCCTAAGTATCTATTAAATTCTTTAAGAATGACACATTATGATTTATAAAAAATTGATTTAAACTTATATTTATATTTATATTTAACACCTCATGGGTATTAAGAATTTGACATCATTTCTACAAGAACATTGTCCAACGGGTATTAGGGAAATTAATTTAAAGGATTTCACTGGTAAAAAAACCGCGATTGATACTAGTATTTTCCTTTACAAATTTAAATATAAAGCTAACAGATTGATTCCTAAATTCTTAGAACAAATTAATAGATTACGATTAAATGATATTACACCCATTTATATTTTCGATGGTGTCCCTCCAGAAGAGAAGTATGATGTAATCGTAAGTCGGCAAAATAAATTAAAAGAAAAGAAGGAGAATATAGAAACATTAAAGAAAGAAATCGATGCTACTACAGATATAGAACATAAAAACAAATTAAAATCAGACCTTTATAAATTGGATAATAAACTGATTCATGTTACTAAGGAAGATATACGCCAAGTCAAATATTTATTCGATTTGCTAAATATTAAGTATATTCAGGCCGAAGGTGAATCGGATTTATTGTGTAGTAAACTTTGTTCTAGTGGTAAAGTAGATTTTGTGATTTCCGAAGACATGGATCTGCTAACAAGTGGCACTAATTTATTGATGCGAGATTTTAATATATATAATAATAAAGCTACAATTTATGATTTAAATGAAATTATAACTAAATTAAACATATCTTATGAAAAGTTTGTTGAATTATGTATTATGTTAGGTTGTGATTATTTAAAACGGCCAAATGGTATGGGACCTAAAAAATCATTTAAACTTATTAATGAATGTGCATCAATTGATAATATAGTTTCAAAAATGGTTGAAAAAAATATTGAATTAGAATCTGATTATTTTGAAAAATTTAAATCAGCAAAGAATATTTTTATGAATTATAATATGGATTATTGTGGACCAGTTAATGTTACCATAGATGCTTTATTTGATAATCAGTTGGCTAATATTAATATATTTTTAAATAAATATACCGGTCTAAGTGAAAAGCAAATTTCTAATAGAATTAAAAATATTTATAATATTATATGAATATACAAAAAATAATATCGGACAAAATGTATGGATTATTTAGAAGTAAACAGAGTAAAATATTTGGTTTTTTTGCTATTTTAGCAATAATATCAGCGTCTATAATATATAAAAATGTTATAATATTATTAACACAATTAGTGTTATACTATTTTATTATAGAACATATTAATTGTATCCTTTATGGTGGGTGTAATGTTAATTCATGGATATTAACATTCATACCTATATTAGGTATTGTCCTTTTTATATTGGATCATTTAAATATATTTAAATCATTCAGAACTAAACTTAAATATATATATGATAAATATGATAAATTTGAAAGCCTTATGCCTGAAGGAAAAATAGATATGAAAATTTTTAATGTAAATATTCCATTATAATTTAATTTATTTCTTTGTGATTTATATATGAGTAACTATGAATATTTTCAAAATAATAATGGTGAATCTGATTTAAACACTGCTTACAATAGTAATAATTTAAATGATACTTTACATAATGTACCCTTTTGTAATGCTAATAATAATGGACCACTTCCACCAACAAGTGGAACCGAAGAACAATTAGAACAATTAGAACAATTAGAACAAGAATCTATTGAAAAATCAACTATGAGTAATTTATGGGATTTTTTAGGTTTATCTAATTTAAGTACTCGGAAAAAAGAATGTCTATTTGATTGTAGTATACATGGCGCCAGATGTTTAGAGCGATGTAAATTTAAAGATCCCGATAAATGCAAATATCGGTGTTTAAAACACGGTCTATATTGTTCTAAAAAATGTGTTATGTTACCTAAACAAAAATTACAAACAACGAATAGCGGTAACGATGTAACTAATAATAGAACAACGAATAGTGGAAACGATGTAACTAATAATAGAACTAATAATAGAACAACGCATAGTGGTAACGATGTAACTAATAAACAAATCACTACAAACACTACACGCAAATATCCACCCGTTCCAATCGGAGATAAAAATTATTTTATGGGCTATGCTCCATTTGATAGTAATTTGTGGCCGAGTTTTACACAATCGGGGTGGGACATGGATAAATTGAACAAGCACCATACAGATGATTTTATAGAAGTATTGGTTCCTAATAACTTTATTTTTCCTAACGAAACTTCTAAACCTAATTTAATTTTTTAATCTTATTTATTTTTATATAATCACCTATTTGTATATTATTTGTTTTAATAGTATTACCATTTACTTCTAACACATATTGACATAATTTGTTAGATTTTACAGCTTTAATTGATTTAGGTTTTAAATTGTGGTTAAGATCCATTATTTGTCCATTTTCATTAAAGTATATAGCATCAAGTGAAATAAAAGTATTTTTCATCCATAGACTGATGGTTTGGGGTTCTCCGAAATCAAACAACATGCCTTCATTTTTATTTAAGTGTTTTTTACGATGCATCAACCCTTTTTTCCTTGAACTATCAGTTGAAACAACTTTAGCATCAAAATTAAATGTCGATTTAAATGATTCCCTATATTTTGTTATTATTTGATATATTTTTGATCCAAATAAAAATAGTATAATAAGACTTACTATAATTTCAATCATTTAGTATAATATAATAAAATAATCGTTCAGATTATAGATAAAAAACCTAATTATTTTTTATATTATGGATGATTTGAATTTAGATACATTAGATTTAAATGATTTTGATATTAATGATTTGTCACTAAATGACAGTATGGAAGAAGCCTATAAAAATATCATTTATTCGTATCCGTTTTACTCTGACGAAGATTACGATTATGAATTCCGTGTAACATTCGTAGACGACCATTTAGTATTAGATGAAATTAAATATAACGAACACTTAGATTTCTATGAGTGCACTCATCATGAAACGAATGTGTTAAACAAACCTATAAGCGAGTTAAAGGATTTCATTAATAATGATATAGATATACGCGATGAGTGCACACCTTTAATTAACGATGTATTAGTATGTGTAGAAAAAGATAGTACATCGTTCGATGAAGAAATAAATGAAAATAAAAAAGTTGTATTAAAAGATTTGTATGTGGATATTAAAGAAGCTTTAATATTCTAATATTCGTCGGTGGCGTGGGTCCAAATAGGCCCCCACCCCATAGGATAAACAAGATTCGAATCTACACAAACGGTGCCTAAATTCGATATATCGCCCATCTTGCACACCAACTGACGATCAGTGCTGTACTCGGCTTTTTCTTGTTGTGCTTTTGTGCATAACTGTCCTTGTATTTCAGTGGCTTCTTCGTTGTTTTTTGCTCTGGCTTCTTCGTTGTTTTTTGCTCTTAAATATTTCTGATAAGTCTCTTTAGATTTTTCTTGTGCTTCAGCGTTTTTAGCTTTGATTGTTTCTAGTTGTTGTTGGTATGCTTCCTCTAATTGGAAATTGAAACTGCTTCCCCCTCGCATTCTTCGACTTCTTCGGCTTCTTAAACTTCTTCGGCTTCTTAAGGATCGTGAACGAACCCGTTTTCTTAAGGATCTGGATCCTCGGGATCGAACTAGTTTTGAACGTGAATATCTTCGACTAACTCTTCCAACCATTTTATAATAAGCATATAGAAAATAATTTTGTGAAATACTTTTTGTAACAAAAGTAAAATCAAAAATAATGTTTTTGTCTAAACTTTTATGAAAAAGTTTCTTTTTAGGAAAAAGGTTGGCCAAAAAAAACCTTTTAGGAAAAAGCTTTGTAATTATTCTAACGAAGCATTATATTGTTTTAAGTGAAACCAATCAACATCTAAATTATGAATAATAATAGGATTAGATTTAAATGTTTTATTTAAAGCTTTTACAAATTCTTTATGTTTTTCTAAGTCAATTATGCCAGGTTGTAATGCCATTAAATATGTAGCGAATCCACCAATATTTTCGTTACTTTTTAATTTAACAAACAATTTAGTATTTTTACCAATATCACAGGGTGTCATTTTTATAAAATCATTGTATTCTGTACATACAATATTTTTCCACAGTTGAGTGCCAAATTTCCATTTTTTAATTGGAATGGCTTGTAAATGTAATTTAGTTTTATTTTTAAGAAAAAATGGTTTAAATTGTTGCGTATTTATTAAATTATTGCCTTTTTTCATATTTCTATGAAGAAAATTTAATAGTTTTGGATTAAGTAAATCATTATAGCCTTTATCTACCGAAGTAAAATCAACATCAATCGTTATTTTAGATACATTCGGTTTCTTTTTAGTTGAACGCATTATACTATTATCATTTTTTTTTTTTTAAAATTGAATTAAAAATACTTTTTAAAAAAAGTAAAGCAAAAAAACCTTTTAGGAAAAAGTAAAGCAAAAAAAAAAGTTTATGCCCATCTACATTTATAAACCAATCGGTCAAACTCCAAACGAATTAATTGAAACCTACAAAAAAGAGAATAAACACGCCATTAAAGTTAGTTTTACGGGGCGATTAGATCCAATGGCCCGTGGCAAAATGGTTTTGCTCGTGAATGACGAATGTAAATTACACGATACATATATTAGCCACAATAAAACCTATGAATTTCAAGTATTATATGGATTCAACACAGATACATACGATGTATTAGGACTTTTAAACGAATACCATAACCCGGCTAAATGTAAACAAATAATAGATACAATTAACATCGACAAATATGTTGGGAAGTGGGTCCAAGAGTATCCACCCTATTCATCGATTGTAGTTAATAAAAAACCATTGTGGGAATGGTCTAAACTTGGATTAATTGATAGTATAAAGCCTTTACCGAGTAAAACCGTTGAAATATACGAGTTTGAAGAAATTCCTTACGAATCTCCTATTGATTCTTATGAAAAATTACACGAAAAAATAAAGACTATGATATACAGCCTTAGCAAAATAAATCAGCCCAAATTTAGAGTTCCGGAAATTAATGATCTGTGGAACACCTACTTTGAATCTTACAACCATGTATTGGTTACATGTAAACCAATTATAAAAAAATATAGGGCAAAAGTAAGTAGTGGGACCTATATTAGAAGCTTATCAAATCAAATTGGAACCGAAATTGGATGTGGAGCCATTGCATTAGATATTAATCGGACAGATATTTACTAAAAGCTTAGACCAAAACTAGTGTATTTTTTGCTTTACTTTTTTCTAAAAAAAAGCTTTTCAAAAAGCTTAGACCAAAACTAGTGTATTTTTGCTTTACTTTTTTCTAAAAAAAAGCTTTTAATCATATAGTTTACCATATTCTTCACGACTCATTCCATCAGGTACACAATAACCCCATTCACTCTTTAATATATTTTTAGGTTTCAACTTAGTGGCACACCACTCACCTACTTTAGTTTTTATACATGTGTAACTAGGCATTTCTTTATGACTTGTTTGTTGAAATGGGAATTTACATGTTCCTATTTTAGCATCCTTAGCTATTTTTTTGGTTTTATTTTTATCATAATAATAATTAACAGCTAATCGTTCGTTAGGTGTATTATTGTTATTATTTTTCTTAGGTAGTTGGACATTCTTGACATTATTGGCTTTGACATTAGAATTAGGGGCTTTGACATTAGAATTAGGGGATTTCTGGGAATTAGGGGCTTTGACATTAGAATTATTGGAATTGACATTAGAATTATTGGAATTGACATTAGAATTAGGGACTTTCTGGGAATTAGGGACTTTAGAGGATTGTTGTCGATGTGGATGTGGATGTGGTTTACAAAACCCAAATGTTACAGGTTTATTATTTTTATCTACAGAAGTAGCACACCAGTATCCGTATTTTTTACTTCGCCCTGATTTTACACAATCATTAACTAATATTTCTTTTTTTTTACCCGAATGTTTTTCGCCTAACATTTTTCCCGTATAGGATTCTTCAGGCCAAACCTTTTTAACTTTAAATGGAAATACACATTTTCCGGCTCGGTGGACAGAACCGGTTTTAATATCTTTACCATAAATATCCTTTAAATCAGCTGTTATGTCTAATTGTTTAGATTCTACATTAGGGTTACTAGGATTGGAATTTAATTTAAACTTAATCGTCTTATTAGATTTTACATTAGGGTTACTAGGATTGGAATTTAATTTAAACTTAATCGTCTTATTAGATTTTCTAGGTTTAGATTTTACTTTAGGCTTACTAGGCTTACTAGGCTTACTAGGTTTAGATTTTACTTTAGGCTTACTAGGCTTACTAGGCTTAATACTCGACGATAATTTTTTATTAGTGGTTTTTGATACATTAGATTTATCTATTTTTTTCACATCGATATTATCTAAGATGTAGTTAAAATAGTTATTAATATAAATATATTTATTTGTTTGGTATAATTCTTTTATTTTTTCAAAATAATCGTATCGGTTTAATAACACTATATTATCATTTACAGATTTTTCGTCCGGTAATTTATAGTTACCATCAAGAATAACTTTTCTGACAGTATACGATTTAAGTAATTCCTCAGTTACAGCTCTGTATAAAATATTGTAATTATATTCATCAATTACTAACCCACAATCTGAAGCCTTTAGTTGATAATTATATGTATCAAACGACCCATTTAATACCGTCGGATCATTTGTAACAACTTTATAAGTACATTTAGAAGTACACGAATCCCTAGACATTTTTTGACACAGTTGTTCATCGTAGTTTATTGGGTTTAGTGGGTAAGTATCTACAACTACAACAAAATTATCTACTAAATGTTTCATTATTTTTAATAATTCGATTCGTTTAGTTTGAATATCAATTACATTATTTCGTAAGAAAAAATCGATTCGTTTGTTTAATCCACTCTTATCGGTTTTAAAAAAATGCGCCAATTCTAATTTTAAATTATTGTAAAGATTATTTTTAAGTTGGTGTTCGTTTTTAAATGTGACCCTTTTATCTGGTTCAATAATATCATTAAATAATAGGTCGTCGAAATTTTTAACATATTTTTCGTCAATAACATCTAATTTATAATCGCCATAATTACCTTTAACATATGTCTCAAATTTAATCGGAATATAATTATCATCACTATTAATTAAACTATGAATATTTAGGCGTTGATTGTCGTCTTTTACAAGCCCCGTTATTTTTTTAGATTCTCCTAAAAATATATACAAATCACTATAGTTAGTTAATGCTTCATTTATAGTTATACGAGGAATATCGTTAATATACACAAAATCCGTATGGCTGTCATTAACAAAATCTATATTAAATGGAGCAGTATGTATAATTAGCTTATTATTAGTTAATATTCCGACACCTTTAAAATATTTATCTACTATTATAGAACGTATATCATAGTCACTATCTTTAATTTTAGATATAATATTATAATATGAAATTACGCCATTTTGCTCATTCTGATCTAATAATAAATTGTATAATCTATTAATCTTTTTTACCAGTTTTTCATTCGAAATATAATAAGTATAGTCAATCAGTTTTCCAACACTATTTTTCGTTAATTCGTATAAGGGTTCGAATAAATTATTAACTTTATATAATAATATATTAGTTCTCCCCCCTTTATAAATATTATTTACATCATCAGTTAATGGGTTTATTAATTTAATAGTATTTTGTTTAGATTCTTCCAATATAAATATGTTTAATCTATTATGTCGTGATATTAAATCAATTAATAAATTATAGTCCTTATAAATATTTAAATCGCAGATATATTTCTTGTAATTTTCCATTGAAACATAAATATTATATAGATGTCTAATATTAGGGATGGTTTTCATATCATTCACACATTTATCTTCATTATAATCCCCATCTAATATTTTAGATAAAATACCATATTTAAATCGTTTAAGTGTCTCTCCGTATAATTTACACCATGATATGAAAACACCTATATGTTCACTATAATCGTTAGAGCCATGAAAATATTTAAAAATTTCGCCATTATTTAATGACACAAATACATCGGGGGTCATCATTTGTATTAATTGGTCTAAATAATGTTCACATTTAGTATTGGGTTCTAAAGAACATATAGCCTCTAAAAATGAATTTTTAGGGTTTTGATTAATACCTTTACGAACTAATATATCGCATGCTTCTTTCACTTTACCAACATATTTTAAACTACCATTATTAAAATATTTATCTAATTTGGGGGTTAAAATCCCGAATTTATTGTTCCCTAGTGGAAATTTATCAGAACCTAATATATATTCATTTACATCAGTGTCTTCTTTCTTTATAAATTTTTTCACACTATAAATACCATTTGTTTTATACACATAATAGTTTTGTCGTTTATCGTCGATTATAACTATACCATTGATAAAATTAATTTTTAAATTATTTGTATTTATAAGTTTACCCATTTTTTTAGGTCCATCATCGGTTATAGTATAAAACCCATTATCAGGTTTTCTATTTAATAATAATATAGTATCACCATTATTTAATGATTTTTTATTAATAATACTACCAATTGTTAAATCGTCGATTCCATATTTTGATGATTCTTCCACTCTACCTATATTAACTTCAGTGCATTTTTCTATATTATTTGGTTTAGGAAGTCCATTTCGCGGAACCGCATAACAACAGGGCATACATAATTCTGCTGGATGATTTTTAGGTTCTAAAAAACCGGGTTGAGCCGTTTTTTCGGTCCCGCTTAAATATGTTTCCCAAGCATCTTTATATTCAACCTCCGTCTTTATAGGGTCAATTTTAATATCTTTAATAAAATCCTTAGGTAGTTCACTATACCCCCAATAATTATTTGATTCATTACCTTTCCTTAAAATGATATTTTTTCCTTTTTTTATTTTTTTTTTTGTATCTTTAATTATCGTACCACCACAAAACGGACACCGACCTTTATTATCTATTAATTGTTTTTCAGTTATAACTAATTTACATTTTATACACCATAATCTAGGACAAATATATTGATTAAGCGTTTTATTTGAAGACCCCCAATTAGTAATTGTATCCTTTATTTTGTCAAAACCTAAAGGATTCCGGGTTTCAATATTTTGTATTTCTAAATTATTTAAAATGATAGGTTGACGCATATCGGTTGCTCCACACTGACGAGTCCATGCTTTTACTGTCTTAGAAGTTTTAAATCCGAGAATTTTTGGATCTCTTTTTCGTAATTTATCCATATATGCTCTTATGGAATCGGGCATTTTGGTTTCCATTATACCATTAGCACCATTGTTCTGTGACTGATTAGCACCATTGTTCTGTGACTGATTAGCACCATTGTTCTGTGACTGATTAGCACCATTGTTTTGAGACTGATTATATCTACTGTTCTGTACATTATTGGTATCATTATTGTTACTATTAGAATTAGAATATTGAATGTCTAAATTAAATTCATCATCATTAATGAACGTTTGTGAGTTTAATGGTTTCTTTATCGGTGATTCTATATTAGAATATTGTATTTCTAAATCAAATTCATCATCATTAATGAACTTTTGTGAGTTTAATGGTTTCTTTATTATCGATGATTCTAAAATGAACTTCGGAATTTTAGTAGACCCTTTAGATTTTTTGTTAATTATTTCAAATACTATAGTTTCTAACATATCCTTTATATCATCAATATTAGTATAATCATTTCCATTTTTTATGTTCACTATAAAATGATTTACATCTAATCCATTACTTATAACAACATCTAAACTATCACTTGTATTTTTTAAATCACCCGATTCAATAAATTTCGTTAGAAGATTAAACGCGTCTACGGATGCTAAATTATATTTTAAATTGGATTCTCGAACCCACAATTCACGGAATTCCTTTATACTTAATTTTTCTGAATTAGATTTAAGATTATTAAAAAATAGCCTAATATTTTCAGGATTATTATACAAATTATTATTTTTAAATTTAAATATAATATTATTTTCATCATTTTTAATCACATAACCCAATGAATAATATCGACCAAGTCCATTTTTAATATCATTTAATGTAATAGTTTTTGATGCGCTTATACTAAAATGGGTTATAATATTTAAATTTATGAGTTTTTGATTATTATCATCAATCAATTTTAAATTAGATTCGGTTCGTTTTAATTTTTTAAGTACATCATTCACTTTTTCGGTTAATTTATCTAATAATTCTTTATCGAATAGATATTCTTTAGTAAGTTCTAAAATTTTTAGTTCAATCATACCATTAATATGAATAATTATAGAGCAAAATAAATTCGGTTTAATATCATTTAAATCTATTTTTAGTGTTAGTTCTTCATTTATTATTCTATAATCTTTTTCTCTAATTATATATAAATTAGATTTCCAATTTTCAAGTTGCTTTTTAGAAATAAAGGGCTCATATTTATTAGGCTCATACTTTACTAAATAATGTTTATAATCATCAAACCTCTCTTTAACAACACCTTTTTTTTTTATTTTATAGATGGCATTTTTATTTAATTTATAGAATTCAGTTCTAATAAAATTACTATATTTGATAAATATAATACTATTTTTATCGGATGGCTCAATCGTGTTATATAAATTTTCAAGCTTTAATTCATCGCCACAATTGGGATTTATATATAGAATAAGATTACTATATTCAATATTTTCAAAGTTTAAGGTGAATCTAGATTTGCGTTTTTCATCGTCTATTTTATTATATTCATTAATATTATTATTTAAACTATTGTAAATGTCACCATATTCTTTTATTTTTATAGGATGTTCATCTTCATTTAACGACCTTAAATCCGGAAAATATATACTATCAATTACAGTTGTATCATCTGAATCCTTAAATGAATCGTATCCCTTATATGAATTAAATGAATCGTAATCAATATAATAAATAGTATTACTTATGGTGTCATAATCGCCCAATATGTCCGAATGTAAATTAACCAATAAATCACTAGGATCTTTCATAATACGTTCATAATGTGTGTCTAAAAAATTGGGACTATAATAGTTAATTCCTTCCTCACCTCTATATAAATATCCTAATGTTTGAGGGAATTTACCAAATAGTGTTTCATCAAACTCTGTATCATCGTATTTATTTCTACGCACTATACTATTTTTGATATCAACCGATATTGATTTATTTTTTACCCATAAATGCTGTTTTTCAACGGGTATTTTAAGCAGCACAAATAGGAGTTTCTTTAAATCCATTATACTATATTTTTTTATATCATAATTAAAAACACGCGTGACATTTGTTAAAGTTTTTAAAGGTATTTTATAGTGTGTATGCAACTTATTTATTTCAACCTCCGATAATTTCTTCTTGAATGGTGTATCAGACGGAACAAATAAATAATTTTGGTTTGTTACACTATTAATTAAATTGTAGAAAGACATTAATATAATAATATAAAAAATTAATTTCTAAAATGTAAAGTTATGATTTAAATTAATGTTAAATTAATGTTAAATTAATGTTAAATTAATGTTAAATTAATGTTAAATTAATGTTAAATTAATGTTAATTAATGTTAATTAATTCCTAATTATTCAAGGGGGTGTCTGTAATTTTTGTTCCACAATAATCAACCGGCATACTATTAAAATCCTGTTTCTCATACACATTTATTTTAATCCCAGCCTTTAAAAGAAACCGCATATTATCCCAGAATTCCGTCGTATGACCAATTGATTTGGTCATAAGATGTCCGAGTTCATGAATGGCAACAAACATCATCGTATTTATATCAACTAAGGTATTTTCACCATCTTTTGATCTTAAACAAAACACTATTTTATCGCCCTTATTAATAGAATATGATGTATACTTATTACCCGGCGAACTTTCGGTTATATTATTGGGTTTGAAATTCTTTTTTAACCGTTTTAACGAACTATTATGTTCTTTAGAATTATCTTTAGCATCAATATCGGCACACACATTATCTACTATTTTACTTAATCTATCTCTAATTTTAGAAAGTAGAAGAGCCGCTTGTTCTTTATCGGGCAAATTTCTCACCAAATATTCGACTTTATTTAAACTAATATAAGTCACATCTGAAGCCTTATTTTCTAAATAAACATAAAATACTGAGGCACATATCAATATAAAAAAAAATGTAGTAAAATCTTCCATGTTAATATTATATTATATTATTTTTAAAAAACCTTTTTAGTTTTGTTAAAACTTTTCTTAAAAGTTTAAAATTGATTTAAAATTACCCCTTATAATAATTAATATTATTACTTCTTAAAATGGATTCATTACGAGGAGATAATCATATAAAAATTAATGCAAAAAATGACATCATTTTCCAATGTTTAGAATGGTTTGGAACAAATGAAATGAAAACCGAATTAAATCCAGATCAAAGCAGCCATAAACAATTTGTTAGAAATAGGAATCATGTGGTTAAATTGTATGGTGTCACTGAAGACGGGATATCGGTATCTGTAAATAATAATGATTTTAAACCCTATTTCTTCATTAAAGTAACGAATTCATTTACTGATTTACATAAGGTTAAATTAGGTGAAGCAATCAAACTAACATTAGATAAAGAATCCAAAGAGAAGAAACAATTTAGTTCTTATTCTCAGGATGTATTATTATTGGAACTTGTAAAACGAAAAGATTTTTATGGTTTTAATAATAATAAACAATTCAGTTTCATTAAAATCACTTTTAGAAATACGTTGGCGATGAATAAAGTTAATCAACTTATTAAAGACGGGATAACGATTCCATCCTTAAATAAAACCCCATTTAAATTTAAAATTTATGAGTCAAATATTAGTCCATTCATCAGGTTTATTCACACGAAAGAAGTTGCCGCTGCAGGGTGGGTAAAAATCCCAGGTGGTAAATATTTAGTAAATCGCGGCGAAGATAAAACGTCACAGTGTCAAATTGATATTGATATAGATTTTGACACCATTGAGCCGATTGAAAATAATACCATCGCACCAATGTTAATAGCTTCGTTTGATATCGAATGTAGTAGTAGTCATGGTGATTTCCCACTTCCTAAAAAGAATTATAAAAAGTTAGGTTGTGAGATTTATGATGGTTACAAGAAATTTAATGGTCGGTCAAAAAAGTCTAAATCAGAACAAAAAGACTATCTGCGCGAATGTATTGAATTAGCATTTGATTCAACTAACAAATCTAAGGCAACCGATATTAAGTGTGTTTATACAATAGATGAAGAGAAACCGGGTGAAAAAATAAAAACGAAGGGTGTAAGCGCTATTTATGATATTTTGAATACTGGTGAAAATTATAAAATTTTAGCAGTTGAAATATTAAAGTATTTCTTTCAACCTAATAAAAATGATATTCATGTTTTCCAAGAGTTTTATAGTAATCGAATATGTAACATTATAGAAGACTCATTTACACCCACAAGCATTAGTAAACTCAAACAAAAAAGTAACAGAAATTTGTATAAAAATAATGATAATAAAAACGAAAAAATCATCGTTAAAACTATTTATACTAAAACCGATAAAAAACCAGCAAAACGTATTAATGAAAATATAGCCAAAAAGGCCTTAAAGCAAATATTCTTGCTATTTAAAAAAATTAAAAAATTGTTTATAAAAAATGAGTTGGATATAGATAATAATACGATTAATGATTTTATTGATATTTATTTATCACATTATACCGAAAATGATTTAGTGAAAATAAATAAAATTAACGAAGAATTCCAATTTGATAATAATGATAATGATAATGATAATGATAATGATAATGATAATGATAATGAAACAGTTCAAGGAACAAATTTTTCTGCTATTATAGTTAATGATATTAGTCTTTGCATTAATATGCTATATTCATATTTCGATGATAAATTTCCTGAAATAGATGATGGTCGCGACACCTATTGTAATCGCATCATTAATATTTTAGACAACGAGTTCCCGCCGGTTGAAGGTGATAAAGTGATTCAAATCGGTACAACCGTTCAACGCTATGGGGAACCCGAATGTTATTTGAAACATATTATCACCCTTAAATCATGTTCTCCTATAAAAGGTGCCGTTGTAGAATCATATGAAACCGAAGAAGAAGTCCTTCTAGCTTGGACTAAATTTATTCAGAAGTTGGATCCGGATATAGTAACTGGCTACAATATCTTTGGGTTTGATTTTACATTTATGTGGGAACGGGCCAAAGAATTATTCGGTTATGATGAAAGCAGTTATAATGAAATTCCATTCGGCGAATTCTCTAAACTTGGTAGAATAAGAGAAACGAACAAAGAAGGTGAAAATATAATAAAAAGTAGTAAAATGGAAGAGAAAAAATTGGCATCATCGGCATTAGGGGAAAACGTATTAAAATATATTGTCATGGACGGTCGTATTGTTATGGACTTATTTAAAATCGTCCAAAAAGATTTTAATTTAGTATCCTATAAATTAGATTATGTGGCTGAAACATTTATTAATGATAAAATCACCGATATTAATGGACCTACTCTGAAAATTAAAGGTATCGAAATAATGAATGTGGGTCATTTTATTACTATAAATTACGGCTTTGATAAGAAATATAAAGATAAAAAATTTAAGATTATCGGGATTTCGTTAGAAGATAACACGATTACGTTAAATGAATCCATCGAGACATCCATTATGGACTTAAAACCTAAATGGACATTAGCAAAAGATGACGTAAGTCCACACGATATATTTAGGCTTCAAGATGGGAGCGCAGATGACCGATGCATTGTTGCGACATATTGTATTCAGGATTGTGCGCTCTGTAATAATCTCATAGATAAATTGAAGATTATTACTAATAATATTGGTATGGCCAATGTATGCAGCGTGCCACTGTCTTACTTATTTTTGCGAGGTCAAGGCGTTAAAATCTTTAGTTTAGTGTCACAACAGTGTCGAAAAGAGGGGTTTTTAATTCCAGTGATCAAATACGAAAAAGAATCATTTAAAATTAAAAACGATTTAACTGCTAAAACTGATAAAAATGTTGATATGTTTGAATATGGCGAAGATGACGAGGCAGAAGTTGAATTAAATGATGATGGCTATGAAGGCGCGATTGTATTAAAACCTCAGCCCGGCATTTATCTCGATACTTCCACGACTGTTTTAGATTATGCTTCTCTATACCCTTCGTCAATGATTAGTGAAAATTTATCACATGACTCTATTATTTTAGAAGATATTCCAGAATCAGCCAAATATTTAGGAGATAAAGGTGTCGCTAAACTCAAGGAACTTGGGTATGGCTATGAAGATATAGAGCATGACGTATATGTGTGGGTAGACCCTAAAATGAAAAGTAAAGGGAAACGGAAAAATGGTAAAAAGGTGTGTCGGTTCGTCCAACCATTAGATGGTTCTAAGGGTGTTATACCTAACAAATTGCGAGAATTGCTTAAAGCTCGGAAAGACACTCGGAAATTAATCGCATTTAAGACCTTAGAATTTATTTCTAAAACGATGGAAGCTAAATCAGGATTATTAGATGAGAAAGACGGTGTGTATACGCTGACACAAGTGGACGGAACAACCGAATCATTTGACACGTCTTTAGTTAAATCTATTAAAGATACTTACAATGAGTTTGAAAAATCTGTGTTCGATGGGTTGCAACTGGCCTTCAAAACGACGGCGAATTCGTTGTATGGTCAGCTTGGTGCGGCGACTAGTCAAATTTTCTTAAAGGATATAGCAGCATCTACAACTGCTATTGGACGGGAATTATTATATTTGGCGAGAGATAAAGTTGAGGAACATTTTGAAGGGGCTGAGGTGGTATATGGGGACACGGATAGTATATTTATTAATTTTAACCCTAAGGATGGTGCCGGTAATCCTCTGACAAATAAAGAAGGATTAGAAGCATCTATTAAAATGGGTGTAGAGGCTCAAGAATATATCCAACCGTTCTTGAAGCCACCCCATAAATTAGAGTATGAAAAGACATTTTGGCCGTTTATATTGTTCTCTAAGAAGCGGTATATTGGTAATAAATATGAATTCAAAACGGGTGAAAATGATTATAAGCAAACGAGTATGGGGATTGTATTGAAACGCCGAGATAATGCCGAAATAGTTAAGCATGTTTATGGCGGGGTGATTGATATTCTGATGAACCAGAAAAACTTAGAATTATCGATTACATTTCTTCGCGAAGAATTATTTAAATTATTAAATGGCGACTTCGGGATGGAAATGTTAGTTGTAACCAAAAGTCTCAGAGGTTATTATAAGAACCCGGGTTCAATCGCTCACAAAGTATTAGCTGATAGAATGGGTGTCCGGGATCCCGGTAATAAACCCAGCTCAAACGATCGGATTCCGTATGCATACGTAGAAGTAAAAGAAAGTAAAAATACTAAGGTGCTACAAGGAAATAGAATTGAACATCCAGATTATATTAAAGAAAAGGAGCTGAAATTAGATTACAAGTTCTACATTACAAATCAAATTATGAAACCGGTCGGACAGATTTATTCGCTGATTGTTGAAAAATTAGAGGGATTTAAGTACCCTGAAAATTACTATGAAACTAAATACAAATCGTTGCTTAATACATTAACGTCCGAAAAAGCGCGTGATAAAATAACGACCTTACGATTCAAAGATGCGTGCGATATTGTGTTTGGCGAAGTCGTTCGGGTGGCCGAAAACCGCAAAAATAAGGCACGTGAAATTACCGATTTCTTCAAAAAACCTTTTTAGGAAAAAGGTTGACCAAAAAAAACCTTTTTAGGAAAAAGGTTGACCAAAAAACCTTTTTAGGAAAAAGGTTGACCAAAAAAAACCTTTTTAGGAAAAGTTTTTAACGGTTATTTAGTAGCAACAGTTCACATTCCTTCTTCTGCGATTCTACGATTATTTTGTTTCGTTTATCAAAGAGCGCTTGGAACCGCTTAAATAAAGTGAATTGTTTATCAGTGGTTTCGCATATGGTTTCATAGTGGGTATCCATTATAAAATATTTACCATCCATTAAGTCATCAATCGTTTCCGTTTTATCTTTATAGACCCATTTATCACCACTAAATACCTTCATTTTATTGTCTTTTTTATTAGG